CTATACAAGAATCTGATTCTGGTGTAAAGTGTGTACTAACTTCCAAGACGCATGGGGAATGTCACTAGGTACTATTAGTAATAGTCACCAGCCGTGTTGGTGAATGCACAGACTGATGTGCAATATGCTTTGGTAAGGGTGAGGTTGTTTTCAGTCCACCACCGTAAAGGGTAGCGCAGGGAAACCGTGCGTACTGGAACCTCAAGCTGGAGATCAGTACCAGCCACCAACAACCTTCTTCCTCTAACTGGACAAAAGATGAACGCTGTAGATGCACTTCCTGATAACCTAAAGAAAAAGGGTAGACCCCGTGGTACAGGAAAGATGACCTTATCAAAGTACGCAGACAACCCTGCGGCACTCGTCTTACCCAAGACTGAACAACAGAAAATCAAAGAACTCAAAGAACTACTGATAAACAGTGCTGGTTCTAATGTCGTCTACAAAGCAGTCGAGATTGCCATGAATGATGAACACCCTGCTCAAATGGCGGCACTCAAACTCTGTATGGACAGAATGCTTCCTGTCTCCCTGTTTGAAAAAGAAGGAAAACAACGCTCCGCTGTCAACATCACCATCTCAGGCATAGGTGGTGTCACTATTGGGGAAAACCCTACGATTGATGCCGAAGATATAGAAAGCAAAGATGTCTGATTTGAACTTCAGTCTCCTCCCTTGGCAACAAGAAGTCTTTGCTGATAAAACAAGGTTTAAAGTCATTGCCGCTGGTCGAAGATGCGGTAAGTCACGCCTGTCAGCCGTTACCCTCCTGATTGAAGGACTCCAATGTACTGCTGGCTCGGCTGTGCTTTATGTTGCGCCCACCAATGGTCAAGCAAGACAGATTATTTGGGATGTCTTGATGGAGTTGGGTAGAGAGGTTATTCAGTCAAGCCACATCAATAACATGGACATCACCCTGATAAACGGAGCAAAAATCTATGTTAGAGGTGCGGATAGACCAGATACTTTGCGAGGAGTGTCACTCACCTACGCTGTGCTTGACGAGGTTGCCGACATCAAACCAGAAGCATGGGAACAAGTTATTCGTGCTTCTCTGTCTGACAAAAAGGGTCGGGCTATGTTCATCGGTACTCCCAAGGGTCGTAACTTCTTCTATGACATCTTCAAACTTGGGAACTCAGAATCCGATTCAGATTGGAAAAGTTGGCATTTCACCACCAAAGACAACCCACGAATAGACCCCTCTGAAATCGAGAGCGCAAAGAAAACCCTTTCGAGCTTCGCTTTCAAGCAAGAGTATATGGCATCCTTTGACAATGCGGGGAGTGATGTCTTCAAAGAAGAATGGCTAAAGTATGGGGTTGAACCAGAATATGGGTCGTACTACATTGCTGTGGACTTGGCTGGATTTGAAGAAGTTGCCAAACAAGCCGCCAATTCCAAGAAAAGACTAGATCAGACTGCTATCTCTGTGGTCAAGGTAACAGACGATGGGAAGTGGTTTGTCAAAGAGATTGCTTATGGTCGATGGGACATTCGGGAGACAGCCGCTACGATTCTGCTGAAAATGAGGGAATACCGCCCTTTGGCAGTTGGAATTGAGAGGGGAGCGTTAAAAAATGCAGTTTTGCCGTATTTGAGTGACTTAATGCGGAAAAATAATGTATATTCACACATAGTTGACTTAACGCATGGCAACAGGAAAAAGACAGACAGGATTATCTGGAGTCTCCAAGGGCGGTTTGAGCATGGGCGCATTGTGCTGAACTCTGAGGAAGATTGGGATGAATTCAAAGACCAACTCTTAATGTTCCCTGCCAATGGTGTACATGATGACTTACCCGACTCTTTGTCATACATCGACCAACTTGCTGTCACTTCATACTTTGAGGAAGATGACTCAGATGAGTGGCAACCACTAGATGTAATTTCGGGGATATAAATGGCAACAGATAAAGAAGTCAAACTTGAACAAAACGAATTTTATGAGCCTACTGAGGCTGATAAAGAACTAACAGCATTTGTTACCGACCATTGCACTAAGTGGCGTGACTACCGAGACACAAACTTCCTCCCTGATTGGCTTGAATATGAGCGCATCTTCCGTGGTCAATGGGCTGTAGAAGACAAGACTCGTGAGTCAGAGCGTAGCCGTATCGTTACCCCTGCCACTCAGCAAGCAGTCGAGACTCGTCACGCTGAGATCATGGAAGCTATCTTTGGTCAAGGTGAGTTCTTTGACATTGAAGACAATATCCAAGATATAAACGGCAACCCCATCGATGTTGAGTTGATTAAAGCTCAACTGATGGAAGACTTCAAAAAAGACAAAATCAGAAAATCTATCGACCAGATCGAGTTGATGGCTGAAATCTATGGAACAGGCATTGGCGAGATTATCGTCAAGACCGAAAAAGAGTTTATTCCTGCGACTCAAGCAATTCCCAATATGCAAGGTCAAGCCGCAATTGGTGTGATTGAGCGAGACAGAATTGGCGTGAAAATCATGCCGATCAACCCAAAGAACTTCTTGTTTGACCCTAACGGCACATCCATTGATGACTGTATGGGTGTGGCTATTGAGAAGTATGTCTCAATACACAAGGTGGTTGCTGGTATTGAGAAGGGTATCTATCGCAAGGTGGACATTACCCCTACCTATGAAGATACTGACCTTGAGCCAACTCAAGAGGTAAGTCAGTATCAGGATGAAAAGGTACTGTTGTTAACCTACTATGGTCTTGTGCCTCGTGAGTACCTGAACAACTTGGCAGAAAACAAAGACATCGTTGACTTGTTCCCTGAGAACTCAGCGGCTGAAGACTACACCGACATGGTAGAAGCCATTGTTGTCATTGCCAATGATGGTTTGTTGCTCAAGGCTGAAGAAAACCCATACATGATGAAAGATCGTCCTGTATTGAGTTACCAAGATGATACGATTCCTAATCGTTTGTTGGGTCGTGGAACGGTGGAAAAAGCATTCAATATGCAAAAAGCCATTGATGCACAGACTCGCAGTCACTTGGATTCACTGGCATTAAGCACTTCCCCTATGATTGCGATGGATGCAACTCGTTTGCCAAGGGGGATGAAGTTTGAGGTCAAGCCCGGAAAAGCTATTCTCACTAATGGCGCACCAAGCGAAATTCTTTACCCATTCAAGTTTGGTCAAACTGACCCCAACAACCTAGCCACTGCCAAAGAATTTGAGCGTATGTTGCTCCAAGCCACTGGAACATTGGATTCTCAGGGCATGGTCAGCCAATCTGCTCGTGATGGTGGTGGTATGTCGATGGCAGTTGCTTCGATTATCAAGAAATACAAGCGTACTTTGGTGAATTTTCAAGAAGATTTCTTGATTCCATTCATCAAAAAGGCGGCTTTCCGCTATATGCAGTTTGACCCAGAGCGTTACCCCTCTGTGGACATGAATTTTGTGCCTACTGCCACCCTTGGCATCATTGCTCGTGAGTATGAACAACAGCAATTCATTGGTTTGTTGCAGACTTTGGGTGCTGAGACTCCTGTTTTGCCGATTATCCTCAAAGGTATCGTTGCAAACTCTAGTTTGAGCAACCGAATGGAGTTGATTGCCAAGTTGGATGAGATGATGCAACCAAATCCTGAAGCACAGCAGATGCAACAGGCTCAACAGCAGTTAGCTATCCAAGCGGCACAGGCTCAGATTGCTGTAAACACTACTCAAGCAGAGCAAAATCGGGCTGAAGCTACCAAGTTGTCTGTTGAAGCTCAGTTAATGCCTCAAGAAGTGCAAGCTAAGATGAGTGCAAGCCTGACTAAGAATCTTCCTAACCAAGATGATTTGGCCTCAAAGGAATTTGACAAGAGAGTTAAGATTGCTGAACTGATGTTGAAAGAAGCTGACATCAAAAACAAGTCTAAGATTGTTGAACTGCAAATGGCAGAGAAAAACAACAAGATTTCAGGCATGGAATCTGACTTCCTTGACCAATTGACTAGAGAACTGAATGCTGGACAGACAGGGATTCAATAATGGATATTGAAAATCTAGCCAAAGAGTTAATTCTCAAGAACATGACTCCTGAACAGCAAATGGCTGTTTTGGATTCAGTGCGTCAGTCAGTTCTTCAAGCCAAAGAAGTGCAAAAGAAGAAGATTGGTGAGAATGTTGACTTAGTTGTCCAAGCCTTGAAGAAGATCGAATCTGACATTCGTTCT